CAATACTAGCAACCCCTGTTCCAACACCGAGAGCCGTTGCTAATGGACTGGCTGGAGCTGCTGGTGGTGCATACCCGACTGTTTGAGTAGGAAATGCGCCTGGTTGAATTTGTGCTAGTTGCTGACCAATCAATCCTAGTTGTGTGAATGGTTGGAACTGTTGTTCTCTTTCAGCTGCTGCCGCTGCATCTATTACTGCTTGTTGTTGCGCTTGACCTGCTTGACCCATTGCTTGTTGGTATTGTCCAAGTCCTTGTCTAGCTGCCAAGTCTTGTGCTGCTGCCGCTTGTGCTTGTTGAAATCCTTGTGCTAATAAATTAGCTTGTAAGTTTGCTCTATTCATTTGACTACCTCTTGCCGCTTCTGCTGCAAGTACACCTTCTCGTCCTCCACCATACGCACCAGCTGCAATAGCTTGATCACGCCTTGCGGTATCTGCAATAGATTGTTGTCTGTCGAATTCTGATAAAGTGGTATCAATCACCTCTTGTTGGTAAGGTGACATAAATTGTTGATAAGCTTGTGGTCCTGTAAGTGAACCTAATCCTTCTGCTGCTTTTCTTGCATCTTGTTGTAGTTGTGATTCTGCTGCAATAGTTGGTGCGTATTTTGATGGATCGATACCAGCAAAACCTGTAGGTACTGCACCAGCTCCTAGTTTGTCAATTGATTTTAAAAAGGCGGTAAGCGAACCTTCTATAATCGGCGCCGGTCTTGTTATCGTAGTTGTTTCAGACATTATACTCTCGCCTCTAGGTTATTCATTAAGTCGTACATTCGTTTTGCTCCTTTATTAACGCTTCCACCACCCGCTGCTCTTACAGCATCTGCAGTCATTACAAATTCATTCTTTGATAATCTTGCTGGTACATCATCAGCTCTTTCTTTTTTACCAATAGGTATAAAACCTCCACCTCTCATATCCATTTCTCTTCCACCTAAATTCATTAAGCCACCGTCTTTCATTTCAACATTATATTTTGTCTTCATTACATCTGGTCTTAATCTTTTTGTATCAAACATCATATTTTCAAAATATTCTGCACCAGGTAAATCATCAGCTTTTGGATCTTTTGCCTTCCATAATGTATACCATTCTTGAAATTCAGGAGTTTTTAAAATACCACTAACATCTAAATCAGTGTACATTACTTCATTTAATTTTTCTTCTTTGTCCATTAATTTTTCTTCTCTATCTTCAAGATCTTTAACTTTTTTATTGTAATATTTAATAGCGTCTTTATCTAATAATGAATCTTGAAGACCAACGTTTCCAAATTTATCTTCTTCTTTTTCATATTCTTTTTCTAAATTTTCATATCTATCTTGAAACTCTTTCATTTGATCCTGTGATGGATATTCCCCTTTTTCTATTAATTCTTTTTCTACATCTGTGTAAAACATATCTCCTTTATCTAAAATACCTTTATACGCTTCTACTAATTCAGATGCATATCGATCTGCACCAAAATTACCTGTTGAAGATCCATCTTTAAAACCTATTCGTCCACCATTTGCAAATTGTGGTACGGGTCTACCTCTACCTGCATCACCATATGCGCTTGTAGTTGTATCCATAAACATTCCTGGCATAGATTCATAAACTGATTTTTGAATTTCCATTGGACCGTTGTCTGTCATAATTGTAATTGTTTCTTCTTCGTCTTCTTTTATATTTTGTATAGCTGCAGGTATGCCACCAAAGTCTGCACCACCACCCATACTTAATCCTACTCTACCACCAGCTTTGTATCCTGCTGCATAAATTGCATCTTCAATTTCTTCTTCAGTAAAACCATAAGCTTCCATAGATTGTCTAATAGCTGCTGCTCTTTGTGCATCTGATGCACCTTGTTCTGCTTCAGCATCAGCCATATCTCTTTCATAATCTTTTTGAGCTCGTCTTGCTTCTGCTATAGCTAAATCTGTTGTACCTTGACCTATTGGTACTAATCCTGCTTTTAATCCTTCCATACTAAATGGATTTGTTCTTAAAGTTTCACCAACACCTGTTAAATAATTTGAAGTACCTTCCAATGCACCTAGACCACTTTTAGCAAATCCTGGTTCCATACCAGCTGCTTTGTTTTTAAAGAAGTCTGCTGCGCTTGGAGATGTCATAGGACCTTCTCCTGGTCCACTCATTGAAAAATCTGTTCCTCTTGGAGTAGACAACGCACCGGTAGCCGCGGCCATTAATGTAGATAAACCAGAAAAGTCTCCATCACTTCCTTCTTGAGCTAATTGAGATCCTAGGTTTAAACCACCAGATATTAACCCTCTTGATAACATACTATTACCAAATGCACCCATAATACCTGGAGCCATAAACGGTGCGGCTGCAGCTAAAAACGGTAATGCTGGTTTGATTTCATTCGGTACTATCTTGTCTAGTACTCTTGAAATAGGTCTAGTTATCTTTTTTAAAAATCCCATAGTTTCTCTTTATAATGCTTGTTGATAGCAAGTTCGCAAAGCTTGTAAATAGGCGAGTGTATCACAATTTACAGGCTTTTTGACCATTCGTCAATCGCTGATATTAAAGCCAGCACCAATTTTTATCTCTTCTACAGTCACATTTACATCTCTTCTTATATGTTCTGCTTTAGTAGCTGTATTAGCGTCTTGAACGTCTGCCAAAGCTTCTGCATCTGACATATATTCTTGACCTGTTTCTGTGTTAGTTAATGTTACTTCTGTTTTAGGTGTAATTACTGGTACTCTTTGACCATTAATTGTTTCATACCTAACTGAAGCTTCTGTTTCTACAAACGGCATTATCTGTCCTCCCTGTTGATTTCTAATATTGATGCTACAACGTGCAATCTATTTGCATCTGCAGCGGTTACTTGTAATACTTCACTTTCTTGCATAATCAAAGGCTCATTTAATAATTGTTCTGTAGCATTACCTGCTATAGCTTTATTTTTAAATATAGTAAATTTATCAGCTGATGCTGGATCTCCATTAAATAAGTCTACTGTAATATCACTACCATTGTTTGTGTCATCACAAACTAATATAGATTTTACAATAGCTCTAGAGTTAGATGCTACAGTATATAAAGTTGTAACTGTGTTAGTTGTTAAATCTAATTTTTGGTTTTTATATATATTTGCCATTTATCCTAATCCGAACCACGTATATCTTTCCGAGTCCTCTTTAAGTTGTGTTAAGTATGTAGAGTTTAATTGTTCAATGATTGTAGTTAACGCTCTGTTAATTTGTCTTTGATTATCTTCACTATATTCTTTTTTAGGTTCAGGTAATCTTACTACAACTTTAGTCATTATCCTCTTCTTCCATCTGGTTGTATGTCAACTTGAAACGTACCAAATCTCCAAGACTCACCTACACCAGTATTTTCTATCTTTATATTTGCATATCTTCCTCTTGCTCTTGTGTCAACCTTTAAGGTACTAGAATTTATTATAAAAGGACTTAAAGCAGTTTCTATATCATCTTGTGATGGAAAATCTTTTATAGATAATGTTACTTGGTTATTACCAGTTAATACTTTGAAGTTAGGTAAAAATCTTCTCATCGCTAAAAATACTTCTGCTTGATCTGGTTGCAAAGAAAAACTAAATGATTGAATAAAAGAAGTAAGTGCGGTTACACTACCATCTGGATTTACTTGATCGGTCCCCGACTCGTGTTCAAACAATACGCTTTGACCTAATCCTGTTTCACCTTGTACAACAGGAAAAGTTCCTGTGTTGGAACTATTAAAAGCAGTAGCATAAGGTTTTGGATATACTAATGAATCAATCCAAGTTGTTCTAATAGAATTAGTGTTAACACCGGTATACCAATTACCCATAGGTAATTGTGCATTGTTTTGACCATAGTTATATACTACATATCTATTATTAAATTCTGATCCTGATGATGGATACCACCAAGTAACTTCTGTAAATAGGTTATTAATACCTGCGTTTACTTGTTGACCTTTTGTAGTATCAACATCATCGTAAACATAATCTTCAACACTACAAGGTAACGTATTAACAGTACCATCAAAAGAGAAGAAACCATTATTACCCATCCAGTAAGCAACACCATCAATTTCAATTGCTGCGTTCTTACCAATCAATCCACAGTTTGTACCAACTTGTTCAAAACCAAATGTAAATGGAGCTCCAACAAATTTCATTGTGTATAGTGCGTTATCAGTCCATATTAGAATATTTTCTTTTGCAACCAATGCTCCAACAATTTTTGTACCATCTTGTATTCTTTGTGTACCTGCTGTGTTAGTTGCTTCTGGAACATATGCATTTATATTTTCATCTTCAGAAAATCTTATAAACATATCATCTTGTGTAGTAGGATTACCAATAGTTGTTTCAGTTCCAAAATGAATTAAGTGACGTGTGGTTGGTGAAATTAAAGTAACTCTTGTAGCTGTAGGATTATTTGTAGTTTGAAATCCTGATGTAGTTGTAGAAGCACGTGTAGATAGTCTTGCTGCAATAGAAGAATCCCAAGTAAATGTTTTACCATTTCCAATAGTTGCAACTAATACATCACCAAAATTACTTAAGGACCAAAGTCCTGGTTCAAGAGTAATAGTACCTGCATCAACTGCATCTCCCCATCCTGTAAATTCTGTAGCGTTTGTAACTGTAGCACCAGTGCTATGTATTGCTGAAGACGTTCCTTTTTGTGCTCTAGAAATACCTGTTAGTTCTGCACCAGCAACACCTGTATAAGTTATTAATTCACTGCCTACTGCAATCGTTCCTCCTGTTGCAGGAAAACCTGTAGTAGATGCTAATCTAATTTGTGTAGCTGAACCATTGTTACCATTTGTATCCGCGGCCAACGCACCGTCTAAAGTTGATTGAGCAGCACCTGTAATTGTACCACCATAATTACCAACACCATAACCATAGCCATAGGATTGTGCTGCAGGACCCACTACTTCAAAAGGATTAATTGTAACAGATCCACCAGCAGATGCTGAACCAGCTGTCGCTGCTTGAATTGTTAAAGTTGTAGAGGTAGGTACAGATAAAACTTGAAAGTTAGTATCATCAAAAGTAGCTGTAGTTACTCCTGTTGTACCCCCTGGTAAAGTTGTTCCTGTTAAACGAATAATATCTCCGACACTTATATTGTGTGCTGCAGAGGTTGTTAAAGTTACTGATGTCGTTCCATTAAAAGTAAAAGTTGCACCAGAAATTGCTGTTGCAAGTGGACTAATATCAAAAAATTGTCCTTCAAAATATATAATTAAAAATTTGTCTGTACCAATGGCTACATATCTATTACCATCTTGGTCAACGAATGCGTGTTGTTTTCTAGCTATTCCTACTAAAGTATCTGTAAGTAATGATTGCCAACCACCAACTTTTTCTGGTAGTCCATATCTAAATCTTACATTATCTGAATCAA